ATTTGTCTAATAATCCCATGGTTTATTGTTTAATATAAATATTTAATTGTTATGCTAGTTTATATGAGCCCTGTACTAAATTAGAACCAACTTGTTTACTGTCCATGTTAATTACTACAGGACGATTCATTAACCCATCAACAGCGGCTTTAACTTCGTTAATTGCTACTATCATTGGTGTCAAATCAATTGATGGACCTTGTATTGTTTGTGGTGGAGGTATTGATGGTAATACTTGAAGTGTTGGTGGTGGTTGCTGGATTGATTGTTGTCCTTGTAGTGATTGTGGTAGTTGTTGTATTGTTTGTTGTAATGATTGTATTGCTTGTGAATCTTGTGTTGGTTGTTGTCCACCACCTAAATCAGTACCAGCAATTACAGTATCTTTATCGTTTAATTTAATAGCGCCTTCTGGTGCTAATAATGTACGTTTGCCATAACCACTTTCAGACATTACGTCATCACCTTTTACTACTCTTTTAACTAATCCAACACCTGCTAAAGTAGCAGCTGTTGCTAAGATAGGACCTGCAAAAGGAATACCAATAAAAGCGGACCAAGCAGTTTGTGCTACGTTAGCTATAGCTAAAGCAATAGATTTAGCATACATTACTCCTAGTAATCCTCCAATACCAATTAATATTGGAGATATTGTTTTAAATCCATCTACTATCAATCCAACAACATAGGAAATACTTGTAATTACAGGACTTACTACTGCTGTTAATACACTAGCTATGTTAGATATTAAATCAAGTAATTGTCCAAAAGGACCAGCTACTAAACTACCTACTACGTCTTGTATTTTTAATAAAGATGCAGCAAATTTTTCTTGTATATCTTGTCTCTTTTGATCCTCAAGTGCTTGTTCTTTAGTTATTTGAGCTAAAGACTTACCTGTTTCTTGTGCTAGTTTTTGATTTTGTAATTGTTTAGCTAATTCATCTGTAGTTAAACCAACTGATTCTGCAAGAGCTTTCTTTTGCAGAACATTCATTCTATCAAATTCTTCTATTGATCCTACATTTTTAGCTAATTCTTCAGCTAATGTAACTTGATCACCTGCTAAAGCAGCTGCTCTAGCTCTTTCTAAATTTAGTTGTTTACCAGTTAATAATTCAGCTTTTAATTCATTTTCAATTGATGATTCAAAATTTAAAAGAGCTTCACCTTGTTTTGCTGTTTGTTCTAAAGTAGTACCTAATGCTTTTGCTTGTACTACAGCAGCAGTAATTCGTGCAGGATTATTTTGGAAGTTAGAAGCTAAAGCACCTGATACTTTAGCAGCTTCTGCTATTGCTGCTTTAAAAGGAACACCTACTTTAAGACTATTTCTTGTAGCAACAAAAGCACCAACCATTGCATCGTTAACTGCTTTTGAAGATTTACCGGTTAATTGTGAAAACTTAAATATACCTGCTGCTTCATCTGCTGTTAATCCAAATTGCTTAGTTAGCATTACTTGGGTTTCTAAAGCATCAGCACTAAATTCAGCAACATATCCGGTAGCGGTAGCTAATTCTCCAAAAGCTGCTGTTAATGATTTAGAAGTAACATTTATATTAGAACTGAATCCAGCTATTAAGGCAAAATTTTCTCTTAAGGCATTGCTATTTTCTACACCATATCCTAAGGATTTACCTAATTCAACAGCTTGTTTATTTGCTTCAAGAGCTTTAGTTATTATGAAAGTGAGTATAGTAACAGGATCTAGTAATGATTTTTTCAATCCTACCCCTAATTCAGTAACAAATACCCCTAATGATTTAAATTTATTACCTAAATTATCAGTTGAAGCAATTGCTTTTTGTTTAATAGTGTATGACTCTTCTTCTAATTTTTTAATAGCGTCTTGAGCTTTTTTCCTACCACTATTACTTTTTATAGTTCCATCATCTAAAGCTTTTTGTATTCTTAATCTTTCTGCTTCATTTTTTAATAATTTATCCCTAACTTCTTTACTATTTAAAGCTCCTTGAATAAGTTTTTTATTATATTCTTCAACAGATTCTATTGCTTCGTTTACATTTAAAAAACTAGCTAATGAACCCCCATATTGAGAAATAAGTTTACCTGCTGCCTGGGATAGACCTCCTAAATCTTTTCTAGTATCTGCTATTTGTTTAGTTAAATCTAGTTCCTTTTCTAAAATAGGGATACCAGATTTTAATGCTCCTTCAGCATTAATTAATAATTCATTTTCTTTTTGTAGCTCTTTTAATCGTTGTTGTTGTAGTGGAGTTCTTTGTTGTAAAGCACTTAATCTTTCAAATTCTTTTCTACGTTCATTTTCTGATGCTTTTAATCTTGCTACTACAAATTCTAATTCTTGTTTTTCAAGACCTAAATTATTTTTTAATTTTTTAAATTTAATATCAGTAAGGTCATTGTATCCTTTTTGATAAGAATTTAAGTCCTGAGCAATATCGGTAAATCCTTTAAAGGAACTTTTACCTATTTTTAATAGTAAATTTTGATTTTTTAATTCAGCAGATATATCCTGAAATGTTCTATAAACATAATCAGCATTATCTACAAGATCTTCATATTGTTTATTTAACTGAGCAGCGTATTCATTAAGTTTTTTAGTATCATTTCCAGCAAGGCGAAACGCCTCTTGAAGATCAATACCTAATCCACCAGCTTCCTTAAGCTTTTTGTTAAGATCTTCTAACTGTTTTTGTAATTCTTGTACTGTAGGTTCTGCCATAATGCGATGTTACGCCGTATAAATATTAAAAGCGCCTATTTCTTAGGCGCTTTCGTTGTATATGTAGGTTGTTTAGGAGCTATGTTAGGTCGTGATATTTCATTTTTACCTTTGTTACTCAACATATTTTGTTGTTTTTCTGCTGCTTCTTTTTGCTTTTCGTAATGTTCACGTAAAGTTTCAAATGTAAAACGTCGCAACCAAATAGGCATACTATAAACGGTATTCCAATCGTATCCACCATTTCCATTAAATATTATTTCATGGATTTGTTTAAATAGGAATAATCTATATTCCGGCGTCAGGCCAAAGAAAGTTAATACCTACAGGAATATCTATGCCCTCCCCAACATAGTCTTCATCTTGAGGAATATATTTCATGTTGATATCTGGGGATATTTTATTGTAGTATTGTCTTAATGCTCTTGAATCTTTTGCCATTAAATAATTATCAACAAAATCACGAATGTCTTTTTGATCACGTTTACCTTCAACAGAAATAATTATATGTTTCATTCTAGTGGTAATATCTGTAGTGATAGCTGGGTTTATTTTTTGTAAACCTTTAATTTCAGCTTCAATCTTTTGCTCGTCACCGTGTGTTAATAATTTAAATGTTACATTATTTCCAGTTGTTGGTAAACTAAACGAAAATTCATTTACACTACGCTTAAATAAAGAATAATCAACATCTTTATCTTCTAACTTAGATAAATCAACTATAATTTCTTTACCTCCATAATTAATATTGTAATCTTTACCGTAACCTAAAATACGAGCAGCTACTAATATTGCATTTTTATCACCAATTAATAATTCATTGTAGTCTATTGGTGTAACAATTAAAGATTGTAATAACTTATCAATAACAATACCCTGACGGATATAATTTGTATTGGTAAGAATATCTTCTTCCTTAGCTGTCATGTATTTCATTTCAATTTCACCTTTAGAAAGTGGTGATGTCTCAGGATACAATAAACCTTTTGATGGTAATGTAACTGTTTCGGTTGGAATTTTAAATTCTGCCATATAACGTTTTTATTTGTGTATATATAAATATACGAAAAAGAAAGGCATCTGCCAAAGCAGACGCCTTATCTATAAAAAATATTGAAATATAATTAGAAATTCAATACGCAGTAATCCATAGCAACGGTAACTGATAAACTAATTGCTGCGTCACTAGCCCAATCGTAATCGCCGAATGTAGCTGTTTTAACGTAAGCACCTTTGATTATCCACTCACCTACTACATCGCCTACTGGTCCTAAAATATCTAAAGTTAAGTCTTTCTTGTAGAAATCAGAATAACCATCACGACCAGTTACTGATTCGTGTGCTAAACGAGCCCATTCCATCACTGTTTGAGCACCAGATGGAGTTACTGGATCGTATAATTCTAAAGTCATATCGTTCCATCTAACTTTACCCTTAACTTTACGGTAAACGTTGATGTGGTCT